AATTTCATGGTGCTGTCGTTTGGTAAAAAGAACTGGAAGGTCAACTTGCCTGTCGAATCAGTCATCAGGTAAGACTTGCCTTTCTTCTGACCAGCCAGCTTGGTGTATTTTGTAACATCACGCCCATCAAACCTTGGCCATACCTTGGTCGACGGCTTCAGACCAGTACATGTAACAGTGATGGGTTTATGCGCAGCTATCACATAGTCGTTAGCAGAACGTGATCGGCTGATGCCTGAAAGGTCTGAAAACTCAGCCAGCCCAGTGTAATCAATGCCAGCTTTTTTATAATCACTCAACATCCTCGTCAATGTGTTGCTATTCACGCTAGATGGGGTTTGTGTGATATGGCATATACTATGAGACAAGGTCATTCTGCCATTGAACACTTGAATGGGTGTAGTTGTCTTTTCGATAATCGGCAAACGCTTTGTGCCGAATACTTGAGACAACATAGACTTATGGAAGTTTTGTCTGAAGAGTCTTTTGAATATACTTCCTTGACGGACATTGGACAAAGAACCAGCCCTAACCTCCAAGTCAATATCTTTCATCTTCGGAATCGGTCGAATAGGTGAACTTTCCGAGATAAAATCGCCAGAACGCAAGGTGTTGTAATATCTTTCGACTGGTTTTGGATTAACAATAACAACTTCTTTAGGTGGTTCAACAGCGTCAGCTGCATCATCAACCCGCAATACTGATATTTTTAGTGCTTCAATATCAAGTTTGTTAATTTCAACTTGTTCTTTTGTTTTTTCTAGATCACCGTCCATCTCACGAAGATCTTCCATAGTATATCTTCGATTATTTTCTCGTTCAAGGTTCACTTGATAATCGTAACGACCATAATATGTTGCCGCTTCTGGAGAAAGTGATGGGTATCCAGGAATGGTTATTGTCCCCAATAACATAGCCTGTGGGTCAGCTGTCGGTGCTACAGGAGTCTCATCGGGAATACCAGTTTTAATATCAAACAGACCATTCGGACGAAGAGCCACAATATCTATGCGTGGGAGATAAACGTCAACGTCAGCTTGGAAGTTTTGGTCTGGAGTTGGCGGGTATACGCCATGTGTCCCGTGAACAGCAAACACAGATGGTGCTGCTGGGTTGGAAGGAATTCCAGTTAGATCTGCTTTTGGCTCACACGTATTGGCTTGTGCTGGACGGAAATCGACGCTGTCTCTCAGATCATATTCAGTACCATCTGAAGATACAAACAATGGAATTTCTGGTGTGGCGATCTTCGATGCGTTTGCTGCGTCAGCATCATCTACTGGATATGAGTCGACTGTGGTGAAGCCAATACCGCCAGAGGTATTTCTAGAGAACCAGCTGAACTTAGCAAGAATTCCTTTTTCGGTCGTATTAAGTGCACCCGAGGTAGCTGATGATTTCTTGACTAATCTTGAACCGCCATAAAAGCCGTCGCGTTGACCGTCATCCAGCTCAAAGTATTGGAGGGATTCAACACCGTTAGTGAGATTAACATTAGTGTCGCCCATCAACACAGATTCAAGTTTCCATGCATCAGAGACACCAAGATCCCATGGACCATCCGCTAATGCAGGATGAGAAGCTGTATCAATTTTGACATACTTGCTCTTATGTACTTCTTTGCTTTCAGGTACTGCTTCAGAACGCAAGACATCAAAGTATACTTGGACATCGAATTGTGACACAAACGTTCGCTGTAGATCAATTGCGTGAGAAGTAGATCCGCCAGTAATTGTACCTTTAAACTGTGTGTCGAAAATATGACCAGCAGGGAACTGTTGGGTGATGACACCACTTGGAGTACCATTACCTCCAGCGACCGTAATTGAGGTGGCGCTGTTGATTGCCGTGACCCTTAGTGTAGTTGTAACACCAGATGCGCATGTAAAGAAGTCGCCTACAGTTAGTTCGGCATCGAATGCAGTATTAGTACCTGTTAGAGTGCCTGTGCCGCCGCTGATAGATCCTGCGGTGATAGTTCCTGATAAGGTAACTGTCGCTGTTTCTTTGGCTACAACTATGACATTTCTTTCGTCTGGAGCTGTCAAAGCGCCTGTGTCATTCATTGTGTCTGTGCCGCCAGTAGCTGCGGCTGGGCGAGTTATTGTAACTTGACCATTCGTTCCTACGTTACCATCTGCTTCTTTTCGAGTTACATATTGCGTTTCTGCTTGAACAAGAGTCTTAACACCTTTGCTCTGAATAGGAAATACTAGTTTGGCGAAAGATGCATCTTGAACCTTAGCATTACCGTCCAGCTCAAGAACAACGTCAGCAAATGAGTGGCTTCCTGAACCCAGCGAGTCAGCAACATATAATGAGCGGACATCTTTGAATGCTTTGTCAGCCACCATTTGAATGTCAGTAATATATATTCTAAACTTGCCAGCTGATGTTCCTGATTGCCCCTCATGCCATTGCATTCCACGAATCTTAGCCGAACCGATTAAAGTGCCAGCAACAGAGTGGTCATTAAACGCAACAGTACTGATAACATTTTGAGGCGATGCGTAGAATTTCACTTCTTGTAGGTCTGTAAAGTTCCAGATGCCCATAACCTCATCACATATGAGGTAGTTACCAATACCTTGTCCAACAACAACATTTTCACGTCTAGCAAACGTATTTGCTTTTGATATGCTTTGTCTGATTTTATCAGTTGTTTCTATTCTGTAACCTTGAACATAACCTACAGATGGATCAACCTCAACAACTAATTTTGATGCATCACCTTGTTCTGTAAGACTAGCTTCGTTATCAGCCTCAGTAGAAAGATATGTGCCGCCTGTGACACCATCATTTAAATGCTCGTCTACAGTCAGGACGAATGGTTCGATAGAATAATCGCCAGATTCTTCATATGTTCTTTTGGCAAGTTCATCAGCTATCCCAGAGAATTGGCCATCGGTGTAGTTGCGTATGATGCGACCTTCTTGAATATCAAATAGCGGAATAAATCCAGTTGTTTCTGTCACGCCTGTATCTACTAATGGGCGTGTAGCGATTGTTGGAGTCAGCTTTAATCTTGACGCTCCAGGAGCAGAGAAATTCGTAGATCCTGACGCATTATCGAGAAGCGAAGAATCTTGGAATGAATCGATGATGAATTCTTTTGTCTCTAGACCAACACGTATGCTTGGGAGTGATTCATATTTGCTCGCGACTTTCGCCTGCTCGCTCACCTTGATGAAGTTGCCTTTGTGGAAAATTGTACCAGCACTAACGTGTGCGCCAGTACCAGTGCCAGCTGCAGCCGAAGCAATAGTGGTGGTGGTCGCAATAACCGCACTGTCAGAAATACGAGTGAATGTTAACTCTTCATTGTCGGCAAAAGTCTTTGTTGCGCCATCTGTTCCTGAGTTCGTATATGACACGAAAACCGTCAAGTAATCAGGCGCTGCAGTTTCAGAACCGTCAACAGCGTCAAGCAATCTTGCGGTAACACCTGATGTGGCACCACTAATAATCACATCTTCAATAGCACCAGCGGTATCGAAAAATTGTGTAAGGACAATAACAGCATTAGCGGCATTCTTGTCATTTAGTTTCACATATGACCAGACTTGAGCTTGAGCATTACACCCATCAATTACTGTTCCGTCCTTGTATACATCAACACCAAACCGTTCTATTTGATTTTGAAGGATAGATTGGATTTGTGTCAGCTCTCTCGCCTGAACTGCATATCCAGGTCTAAACAACACACGATGAAAGTTCTTAGTCTCATCGAAGTCATCGAAAAAAGGACTCTGGTTTAGGTTTGTTTCGATAGTCATTTATTTTTGCCCTTAAAAATCTAGTATTATTTTAATGTCTTCTGTTTGATCTGTAGTTCTATCAACAGTGGATATGTTTTCTGTATAAAGTATTTCACCAGAGAAAGTATTTGCTTCTGGACCAGTTATGTCTTCTATGCTCGCAATAGTAGTCGCATCACTCCCCGCTTTGAGGATAAAGTCATCTTTGACGAATGGAGTGTAATTTCCATAACTGTTAACGTTATTTAGATATAATGTATAGAACGATGTATCAGATTTAGTCTCATCATCTTTAATAAGAACGATATTCGCATTTGCTGCTTTAAGAGCATTTGCCATAGCATTATTGTTTCTGTCAACTTCACTAAGATCTGTCACAAACTCAAGCGTTCCAAGAGCAGCTTTACTTCTGTTTCTTTCATTAGTTATAGACTGACCAGCAACAAGTGGGTTGATTGGAATATCATCCGCTATACTCTCATATGATATTGATGCGCGAGTTGTAAGCCTTAAAGTTGCAGGACTATTTATGCTCTTGGCTACTACTTCTGTGCCATCTGCTAGTGCTGCATTATTCTCGTCAACTTTTAAGATAGGATCTTTGAGAACACTTACTGTTCTGAATGTAGTGCCTACAGGGATGTACCCTGCACCAGTAGCAGAAACGCCCTCAACATCTTTGAATAATACGTTCAACCCCACTTTATCACCGCCAAGCTCTCGCACAGGATCAGAGCCATGACCGCCCATAGGGGAGATGATAACGTTTGCTGTTGCGCCTGAACCGTGTGATGGGTTTGCAGTAACCAAAGCCTCTGCTTGTGTGTATTTAGTTCCGATATTGATAAGTTCGATACTTGCGACACTACCACTCAGATCATCCGCTAATCTACTGTATGCCAGCGCACCATTGCCATCTCCAATAATTGTAACAGTTGGGGATATTATGATTTTAGAATCCGAAGCAGGTATTGTGGCGAATGCAGTATTGACAGAAAGTGTTCTTGTCGAACCGTTATAGTCTGTAATCCTGCGCAGCTGCCCTGAACCAGTTCCTGATGTAACATACACGCTAGAACCATTATAGATGTCATCACCAGTATCAATTGAAACCTCTGATGATGGCGAAACCGTCAGCGTCAATGTAGTCGCAGTTGACACAGGCGCATCAAATACCTCCTCATAATCAACTCCAATAGTGTTCACTTCAATGACCTGAATTGCACCATCTACCGCAGCATTCTGAACGGCTAGAAGTCTATCAGATTCTGTTGATGTGTCGGATGCCGTTATCGTTTTAACAGGCATGTGTGTCGAAGTCATGAATTTATCAGAGTCACCTAATGAAACTGTGTACATGTATTTCCATGTATATCCATCAGAAGCAGTAAACGGGAGAGTTGAAAATCCAGTAGGCTTAACTGTAGATACTGCGCCGCTATTGTTGTTCAGACATTTGTAGATATTTAATTGGTCAGTGACAACATAGAATGGTTGTTTCGTAGGATCGTACGGATCAATAGTCGTGTGTTTGTACATGGCATAAATCGTACCACTAACCCAGTTATGTCTTGTGACAACATGGGAAACATCTGCTGGTGTAATTCTCTTCGCACCAAACATCTCGCGCTTAACTTTAAAGTGCTTGGTTGCAATGTTTCTTTCTGGTTCGCTCGGATTAGGCTCGTCAGACCACACATTACTGTTTCCGATACACGCATAGAGGATAGCAGACTTTTTCACTGATACGGTGTCAGTCTCATTCACAGCAGCGATAAATGCCTTTGCATTATTGATCGACAATTCTTTGGTTGGATATGTGTATGTTGGCATCTAACTTATTGTCCTGTTATGTAATATGCTTTAGCCGATGATATGCTCGTATTCGACCATGTCACATGCGTTGTTGCTTGCGTTGCACTCGATACTATATTTAGTGGAAGTCTATAGTACTGATTGGCAGAAACTTCCAATATAAATACGCCACCCCGCTGTTAACACCAATAATGTTTTGACTGCCGTTGGCGATCGAGAATGTGCCAGTAGCTTGAATCCGTGTTACGTTATTGGCTGTGACTACAACGTCAGCAGCAATGTCAGAACTTGATTGATATTGTCCAAACAAGTTCTGTCCCGCTGGATGTGCAAGGTCTAATACAACATCTCTATATCTTTGTAAACTTAAAGGTGTCGCTATCTCGTATGAGAATTCTTGATACTTATTGCTATCTTGTATGATTCCTCGCTTTGTAGAAACGTGACTTCTAGAGCTAGAATAATATCCTTCAGAGTTGGCTACATTCTGTAGCGTCAGATTCGCCAGTGCTTGCGTTGAGTCCGTTCTGCCTGACTCGGCAAAGCGCACGAGTTCATTCTGCTCATGTGAGAATCCTGAATCAACTACACGGACACCAGTTATCGTGCCGTCAGCGCCTATGTCTGCACGAACCGATGCGTTATCACCTAACACGCCCCTATCAACAATCTTCACAATCTTTGCTGATCCAGTTGCAGTTGGCGTTCTGGCATCTATAGTTCCAGGAACATACTCAGAGCCGTGGATATTTATTGCTACTGTTGTATTATTGGCAAAACTTATGTTTCCAGGACTTCTCTGTAACATCTTCTGCCAGACGCGAATCGTTGTTTCATAAGTTCCATTAGCATGAGCAATTGTAGCTGGAACATTGCTCCCTATCACACCACCTTTAATATCACCGCTTGCGCCAGTAGATGTTTGTGCGACTGCATCATTAGTGTCTAACACTGTTACTTGCGAATCGCCTGTATTCCAATTGACATTATCAGTCTGTAGTGTGATATACTGCTCGCCAATACCTAATGCAGCAATGTCATTCTCTCTGACCCC